CCGTGTCCTGGTGGCGATACCACCCCGGCGCGACCCGGATCCACGCCCCACCTGTCGGCCCGAGAATCTCCCTCGGGGTACGTCTGCGCGACATCAGCTCACCGCCCTATCCCGTGGCGCTGGCAGTAGCGACCCGTGCGGACGTGCCCACGGCACCCCTCATAGTCACACTGCCCGTCGAATCCGGGCGACCCGTAATGCAGCACACGCCCGTCACGGGCGATCCTCGAGCCCGTCACGACGACACCCCCTCACGGTCCCAATTGCTCGAGCACGCCCACACACACGGCACCCCACTACCCGCGCCACAATCCGGGCACGGATCTACCGACACCGTCCCGCTGATCGGATCCCACGACACACCCACGTCAGCCATCACTTACCCCCTCGGGTCATTGCCTGCCCCTAGTGGCAGGGCACCGCCCACGTGCGAGACGTGGGCGATACTCCGCCCCTACAGGTCACCCGGTGCCGGGAGAATGAATGCCCATAGGGCGACGAAACCGAGCGCCAGTCCAGCGAATCGCCACACCGTGCTAGTGATGCGCCGATCCGTTATGCCGGGGCGATCCAATGCGACCGCGAATCGAGCGACCAGGACCGCCGGCACGGCGAACAGTCCGACCGTGAATGCCCACGCATATAGCGTCACCATCACACCCACCCCCTCAGACCAGACCAGCAGCACGGAACGGGGACACGTGACCGGACGGGCAGCGACCGTCGTCCTCGATTGTGTGACCACACGGGCACGACAGTGCGTCCCCCGAATAAGTCCACCCGTGGGAAGCTGCGCCGATGTCCTCGAGCGTCTGCGCGGCGAGCGAATCCCACGACCCACCGAACCGGGCCGCAATCTCGGCACGGATCACCGCATGCGCTTGCGTTCTCGCGTCACCCGATGTCGCGACATCCCATGCGTCCCGGATCCGGCGAGAATCGTCCCGGGTCTGCGACCGGGCGACGATCCTGCCCATAATCTCGAGCGCATCGGGCACAACCTGGAGCAGCACACCCACCGCACCCACCGCATCGGCACGCGTGCGGAATTCCCGGGGCATTCGCATACCCGACTCCACGTGGGTGACCACCCACCCGGGCACATCGTCCCGATGTATCGCGAGACCATCGGCACCATCGAGCGCCCACCCGTCAACATCCCGCCGACCCTCACGGGACGCAATCGCGAACCGTGTCCGCTTGCCTATCTTGACCATCACTTACCCCCTAACCGATCCTCGGGACCGTCCCGATTCGGCCACCCCCTGCCCGTAGGCAGGGAATCACCGGACCACTACGGTCATATGTTGCTATGCGCCCACGAATTTAGCCCCGGTCCCATGCGCCCGAATCACGACATCCACCGCGCCGACCGTGGCACCGTTACGTGTACCCGCGCACGCTCCACAATCCGCGCACGACAACGGATTTCGCTCACGTGTGCTGGCGCACTCCATGACCCGCGAGAACCGGCCCAAATTCGAATCCGCCGGCACGACATAGAATGACCGATATCCCCTAGCTCGAGCTGCTCGACGATCCGCGACCGAATCCGCACTAGCCATGACCAGACGCGCGTACGCCCGGTCAATGCGGCGCCATTGATGGGTGTACCCCGTCCACACACGTGCACGGGATACGAGGGACTCCCACACCGATAGCGGCACCATGCCCGGATCCCCATACGCCCCCAAACGGATCGCGCGACCCTCGAGCAACGGGGCGACATCCTCGGGCGACATCCGAGGGTAAGACCCACGGGCGTAGGCACGCCACACGCTTAGGGGTGCCTGCCCCACGTTGACGTAGCACGCACGCCCCGTGCGCTTGCCATCCACCGTCACCCCCCGCAACGGGCAATCCCCGCAAATAGAACGGTCGCCGTTATCCCTCATGGCAGCAATCGGATCCACATCCGACCGAAGAATCCACGTCTGCGCCATATCCCCCGTCTTCCGATTCGAAGACGCCCGACCCGACAGCCCCGTCACGATCACCACAATTGGGGCACCGTCGATAGGTGACGCCCCCTCCCACACAATCGCGCCACGCGTCGCCATCACACACCATCCCAATTCGCGAGACCCACGACACATTCAATGCAATGCGACCGACCATCCTCCGACAACCCATCGCGCAACCTCGGTGCGAACCGATCCGCACCGAGAAACACATACGCGTCACGCGTCGAATTGAAGGACGCGACCACGTTCCCTGACCGGGCAGCGATCCCGTCCGCAGCCACCCCCGTCGACGGATCCACGGCACACAACGTGCCCCCCGTCTGCACAATCTCCCACCGTGTCGACATCACGACGCCACCTCGTGATCCGTCGCGCCACAATCGGCGCAGAACGCCGAACCGTAAGCCTCACGGGTGAACGTCTCCCGTCCCGAATTCGGGCACCACACAATCGGACCGAAACTCTGACGAATAATCACAACTAACCCCCTAGCTCGAGGATCCCCAACGGATCCCACACCCATAACAATAGCACCCCCGTCATACTTTGCAATCACCCACACACAATTCCCCCCACCGAATTTCACCGGCCCAAGCTGGCGCACACAAGCGCCAGCAGCTCGAGCCACAAGCTCGAGCACCACACCCCACCGCCGACAACGTCGGCACCCCACAACCTGCACACCCCACGCCACCCATGCAATGACACACACCCGACCACATAGGAGAGTCTCCCCAGATATAGACACACGCGACCCCCTCGGGGGGTCGGTCGGGCACCCCCCTCCCCCCTCCCCCTCGGTGATTGCGCCCATAGTCACCCATCGGACCCGCACCGGCGGGTCGAACACACGTACGAGCTTGACCCCAGGGTTTTAAACTTTGTGTACATATATATATAAATAGTGGTCTTGTAATTGTGTGTGTATTTGGTGGTGGGGGGATGTCTGTGGTGTGTCCGTTTTGGTCTTGTTTGTACATGTTTGCAACATGTTTCTGTGTGATGTCGGTCACAGTGGCGCTCGCGACACGCTGGCGAGCAGGCACTATATAAGTGAGGGGTTTGAGCGAACGTAGTGAGCGAGAACCCCGAACGTCACAGTTTTTGGACCCCCCTGGGGGGTCCGGGTCAATGTATTAATCATTGACTTTGTTGTGTTTTTTTATTCCTGTCGGCGTGGTGGAGTCTGCCTTGTTTCGGGTGGATACCGGGCCTTGTGATTGTCCCCTTCATTTGGCCGCCTTGTGGAGGGTGGGGTTTTTGTGTCGGGTCGTTCGAAGTCGGTTTCTGTTGCTGAGTTGAAGAAGCTCGTGTTGAAGTCGATTGCGGATGGGTTGACGGTGGAGGCGTCGCTGGCGCGGGTTAATCGGACGTTGTCGGCGTATGAGCGTTGGCGGCGTGAGGATCCGGTTTTTGCTCAGCGGGTGGATGAGGTTCGGGGGATGCGTCAGCGGGTGGGGCCGCTGGAGTTGTCGTTTCCTGAGTTTAGTGAGCGGTTTTTGGGTATGCGGGTTTTTCCGCATATGCAGAATGTGGTGGATTTGATGGAGGGGCGTCGTCCGGGGTGGACGCCTACGGGGATTGTTTTTGAGCCGGGTGAGCGGGATCTGGCGATTGTGAATATGCCGCCGGAGCATGGTAAGTCGGTGACGTTGACGATTAATTATGTGACGTTTCGGATTGCGATGGATCCGAATATTCGCGTGATTATTGTGTCGAAGACGCAGGCGATGGCGCGGAAGTTTTTGTATGCGGTGAAGACTCGTTTGACGCATCCGAAGTTTCAGGAGATGCATGCCCATTATGCGCCGGCTGGTGGGTTTGAGTCGTCGGATGCGTCGTGGACGCAGGATTTGATTTACGTGTCGGGGGAATCTAGGGATTCGGGTGAGAAGGATCCGACGGTTCAGGCGTTGGGTATCCGGGGGCATATTTATGGTGCTCGTGCTGATTTGATTATTGTCGATGACGCGGTTGATTTGACGAACGCGCACGAGTATGAGAAGCAGATTGACTGGTTGCAGGCTGAGGTGATGTCGCGCCTGTCCGCGAGCGGGATGCTGCTGGTGGTGGGTACGCGCCTGTCGGGGAAAGACCTGTATTCGGAGCTGCGGGATCCTTCGCGTTACCCGGAGGAGGATTCTCCGTGGACGTATCTGTCGATGCCGGCGGTGTTGGAGACAGCGGACGACCCCGAGGATTGGGTGACGTTGTGGCCGAAGACGAATCACCCTGATCCGACTGATAAGGATGCCGAACCGGACGAGCAGGGTTTGTTCCCGAAGTGGAATGGGCCTCGTCTGGCGAAGAAGCGTGCCCGTGTCGCCCCCAGGACGTGGGCGATGGTGTACATGCAGCAGCAGGTTTCTGATGATGCGGTGTTCCACCCGGACGCGGTACGTGGGGCGATTAATGGGAACCGTTTGGCGGGGATCATGCCCAGGGGGATGGCGAATTGCCGCCCTGACGGGATGGATGGCCTGCTGGTGGTGGCGGGTTTGGACCCGGCGATGGCCGGTCATACCGCTGCGGTGGTGATCGGTTTGGATCCGGTGACGCAACGCCGCTATGTGCTGGATGTGTGGAATAAGCCGGCGATGACCCCTGATGGGATCCGTGAGTTGATCCGCGACTGGACCTCGAAGTATGGGGTGATCGAGTGGCGGGTGGAGAAGAACGCTTTCCAGTCGATGCTGACCCAGGACCGTGAGGTGCGGGAGTACCTGGCGGGTGCTGGCGCGATCTTGCGGGAGCATTTCACGGGCGCGAATAAGCATGACGTGGATTTTGGTGTCGCGTCGATGACGACCCTGTTCGGTGGCTGGCAGGATAAGCGCCAGTTGATTGAATTGCCCTCCACGCACGTGTCGGAGGCGACGAAGGCTCTGGTGGAGCAGCTTGTCA